GTGATTAGATGTGTTCATGATGCTCTCCTTACTAAACGTTCTTCAATCTCTTCCTTAGAAGCAGTGACCTTGTACACATTGTCAGTGGTATAGACCAAAGTACCTTCGTAGCTATTGATAATACCTCTGATGCTTTCTGTAGGGATGGTGACATAGCCACCACCCCACTTGAGTAATCTGATTGTTTTCATGATGTTTTGTTATAAATATAATCATCAGGATTACAACCACCTGATAAAAGATAAAGTTTTAGTTTTTTTACACACTCAGAACCAACAGTCCAAGAACCCATATCACCTGCATCATTATGTGTTATATAGTCATCATCATCGTGAGAACAAATGTAATCAATGCTGCCATCGCAAGCATGTATAGAATATTTGCTTTCTTTGACTTCTTTATTACACATAATGCACACATCATATTCATCTGAGTAATCCTGCTCCTCAACAACAAGACTGCCAACATAGACTAATGGTTTTTTTAATTCTTCTTTATATTCTTTCATTTTTTTCCCTTAAAAATAATTGGTTAATAATTACTATTATCCATATATTTATATATTTGCATATAGTTTTGATAAAAAAAATTAAATTATTTTTCTAGGACATCTAAGAGGTTTTTGACTGCATCGTTGTGCTTCATGTGTTCATCTTTGATGGTGATCTGCTTATCAGCATGATCTTTGATAAAGACTACGTTCCGCAGCTCTAAAGAAACCAGAGCATACAGATCTATGGTGTTCTCTGGATATTGTCTATCTTTTGCTTTGCTACGTCTCAGATCAAATCGCCAATTGATGCGATGGATTTCGTGTTGTGATTTAGTTTTGACTTGGCATCTATAGAATTGATAATCGTATTCAAAAACTATATCTGCGATTCCCTGACTGGTTATGAATACTTGGTCTGCAATTTGAGCAATAATGCTTGCAGCTAAAAACTCTCCTGCATTACCAATGTGGTGAGTATGATGCAGAGCCATAAGAGGTTATGCCAAAGACTTCAGCTCCTCTGAGTTAAAAATTGCTCTTCTGCCTACTTGTTCTGCATATTTAGAATTAAGCAGCTCTTCTCCTGCTTTCTCCCACTCGCCTAGTTCCATAAAAGCTCTGGTCTTTCTGAAGCTCATGAAAGTATTGATGCCCATATTGAATACTAGATCTATACAGACCTGCTGTGCTTTTACTGGTAAGGTTGTCCAGATAGACCATTGCTTATCTAATTTAGCAATAGTCTCCTTAATGTCATTTTCAAGCAGGTACAGTGCTTCTTCCTCAGTTATTCCATTGCTCTCTAGGTTTCTACCCACCCCAATTGTTAAGAAATTTTGTTTGCAATGGTAAGGTTTCAGCACCATACCTTCAAAGTCCAGAAGTCTCTTCTTGACTAACTCAAGATCTAATTCTACTTCGTTCATCTTTAAATACATTATTTTGTTAAACCCTTTGCCTTCTCATAAGTCCTAAGACCACCAAGTCCAAGCATACCCATGAGAACTGTCATAAGACTTGCCATATCAAACTGAGGTAATGTTGGTAGTGTCTTGCCAAAGAAAGCTGCAATAAAAAGAATCAGTGGAGCTAGGACATAATGCCATGCCATAGCAAAAGATAATGCCCAACCAAGAAAAGGTCGCCACCCTGCAACAAAGATTGATCTATGTCCTGCTTCTACTTTGTTAAGCTCAATCTGAGCCATATTTGCTTTATGTAGCTCTGTATTTAATTCGTGCTGCAACTTAGCTTTTAAATCTTTGTCAGCAACAAACTTGTCTAATATCTTGCTGACTGGTTCTATGAATTTATCAATCATCTTCCTTGACCTCTGTACTTCTTGAACTGAGCTTTTTTATTTTTGTTTTTAGGATAAGTGTTTGGTGAAGAGCCGATAGAAGTTCGTTTAGTTTTGGCTCTCTGATAATCGTGAGTCTTGGCTACTGACTGTTTTGGTTTAGCCATTGTGATTTATGCAAATACTGCTGCTACTAATGTACCAAGAATTAAAAAGAATCCAGTGACTATCATAGAAGTTATTTTCTTATCCAGTCTTTCAAATTGTGTATCTAATTTTGCATCTAGGTTCTCAATACTAGATTCAATCTTTTTCATTCTGTTCCAGTTTTGTGTCCACCGCTCTGAGCATTGTACTTCATGCTTAGATAATTCTAAATGCACATCAGAAGCGGTGACACGACTAGACATTATTTTTTCTTGCCCCTAGTTTTAGGTTTAGGTGCTGAAGGATAAAGATCTTTGATTAAATCTTTATGCAAGAAGCATAAAAAAATAATAAAGATTGAATTTGTTAATGTTAATACTTCAAACATTTATTTCTCCTCGTCAGCTTCAACCTCTTCTACAGTTAAGCTGTTTTGAAAATCCAAGATACGATAGTTCTTATCTCTGTTTAGTCTGTTGTGCTGAGCTTCTAGTTGTTGCATATCTCTTGCAATCCCTTGAAGTTCCGCAGCAATAACTAATTGATCATCGTTAAGATCTTCTCTTCTGTATTCCTTGTCATCTAAAGTTATGATGACTGGATTTTCGTTTACTTGTTCTTGTTTCTCCATTAGTTTCTCCTAAAAGTTTTAATTAATTATATATTAACTAACAAGAGTTTTGGTAACAGAAGTCGGATTCTTTAACCCATCAATCTGTGCATCCAATCCATCTTTCAGAGATTGTACTTCTTCAGCACCCATAGCAGCTTCAACCCAACCAGTAGCTATTGTATTAGTTACTTGGTCAAATGGTACAAAGTTGCTGAGATCAGAGGTATCAACTGTTTGAGTTGAGTAAACAGTAGCAACATAAGGATTGCCTTCTGCATCTACTTCAGAATCAGTACCTGTTAAGATCCAATGAATGTTGTAAATAACATTCTGTTCGCCACCCTCAGATGGGTAAACATCTACAGTATGACAGTTCCATGTATAAGTTATTGCCATTTTATTCTCCTTTAAGTAATGCTACTTCGGCTTGTAGCTGTTCTATTAATGTTTGTTGTTCTTTCATACCTGCAACCAAATGAGTCACAAGTTTGCTGTAATCCATTTGATAGTATTCTTCTTCAGAGCCACTAACTGCATTAGGCACAATCTGTTGTACTTCTTGAGCTAATAAGCCTTCGTCAGATTTACCATCGGTTGTCCAGTTAAATGCTACTGGATTAAGAGCATTAATTACCTCTAATCCTCTTGCAGACCCTGTAACATCTTTTAGTCTTGCATCAGATGATGTGTTAAATTGAGTAGAAGTACCTGTGGTTTTAATACTACCAACTTCCCCATTTGGGTTTTCAAATCTTGCACAATGCTGTATAGCTGTTGTTGATTTACCAATATAAAGACCATCTTTTTGTAATTTAACACCTTCTGAGCTTCCTGAATAAGAGCTAATTCCAACAAGAAAATGACCAGAATTATTTATCCTTATGCGTTCTGTGCCAGTTCTTGCTGTACCTGCTGCTGTATAAAATCTAAGTTGATTGAAAGCATTGATTTCACTAATACCACCGCCAAGTCCCATGTGGCGTGTAGAGCCATCATCAGCACCATATATTATTAAATTACCTTCAGGTTCAGAAGAAGGATTGTAATGTTGTAAAGTTATTGTTCCAAATTTAGTATTACTATCAGAAGTAATACCTAGTTGAATATTACCGCCTGAGATATTTCCATTGGTTGGTAAGCCAACATTGCCTGAAGTATCAAAGGTTACTTTGTCAGAACCTTGATAAAATCTTAAATCCTTACTTGAAGTGGGTTGATACATAAACCAATCGCCGCCTGAAGTACCACCTTCTAATTTAAAACCAACCTCTCCTTGTGATTGTGTTCCTCTGCCTACAGAAATGTAGGCGTTTCCAGTGGTGTCAACAACATCTAGTGCATATGCAGGACTACTCGTACCTATACCAACTCTATTATTTGTAGAATCTACATACAGCGTATTAGTGTCAACTGTTAAGTCTCCTGAAACTATTGCAGAAGCAAAGGTTGGTGTAGAAGTTCCAGTATCTAAATAAGTCTCAACATCACTATCTGTATAACCTGAGATAGTAGAAAAAGATAAAGTACCTGCACCATCAGTAGTTAAGACTTGACCGCTTGTACCATCGGTTACATTTAACTCTGTAATACCTACAGTGTTAGAACCTATGTTTGTACTTAATGCTACGTTACCTGAACCATCAAAAGAAACTCCTGCTGCGGTGACATCACCAGTTAAGCTGAAGTCTCTTGCGGTTGCTAAGGTAGTTGCAGTTGAAGCTGCAACGCCTAAAGCATCAACAAAAGATTTAGTAACTCTAGTATCTATTGCTGAATTAGCTCTAGCATCGGTGTAATAAAGATTAGTATTCTCAGGAACTATGCTTGTATCTAAGGTAGTGGCTACAGATTGATTTGAACCATTACCATAGAAGATCTTGCCTGAGTTTAAGTTAGGTGTCGCATTAGTTCTTCCTGCACCCTGCACACTGAATGTCATATTAGTGTTAGGGCTTACTCTAACTACCCTACCCAAGTTTTGAATAAGATTGCTTTCGCCTGTTGGTGCAACATTTGTAATATTACCTGCTTCTGTAGCACTAACATAAAACACATCATTAATGATTAGTGTAACTCCAGTCTCTAGATTGTTTGAAGCTGAAGTATCAATGCCTTCTAGTGTTCCTAGAACAGTCATTTGTCCAGTTGCATTATTATTAATATCGGTTCTTGCTATACCAACCGCAGGCATGGTTGATGCACTATTGGCTTTTGCTAAAGCTACTGTAGGTGTATCGCCTGATAAACCTGTAACATAAACTGCTTGTCCTTTATAAATGGTGCTTCCTGTTGTGTTGCGAATAGTTGTTTGAATTGCACCATCAATATCGCCTA